TTATAAATGCTCTAATTAGAGTCGGCTCTGACTTGGAAAAGGAAAGACTATTTGAAGCATTTTTAACGCCTCAAAAAGAAGTTTTTTCTACTAAGCGCGGCGAGAAGGGTCAAATGGAAACATTAGCTACACAGAGTGCAAGAAACTGTACTAATGCTAAGGCTCGTCAAAAGAGAGAAATGGATAAAGCAACGCAGTTACTTGATGTCCAGATTATGAATAACAGTCTTGACGAGAATAAGATACTTATTCTTAATGCAGATGACCTTAATGTTTCAACTACATAAACTGGTCTTTGTGCTATGAATGTTGCCGCTGCATACAAAAAGCCTGTTATGCTTGGACGTATTAGTCCTGATGGATACTTAAAGGGTTCAATCAGAGGTCGAGAAGGTTCTGAGTTGAAAGACCTTAGAGGTTTCTTATTGGAAAGCGGACTTATGGATTACGTTGAAGGCCATGCTAATGCCGCCGGCTTCAGTATTAAGGAATCTAATGTCGATAAGTTAACTGCTTATGCTAATGAGAAGTTAAAGGACATTAACTTCAATGAAGGCTTCTATGAGGCTGACTTCGTAGTTCAAGGAAATTGCTCATATCTTACTGATATGATTATAGACCTCGAAAAGGGACGTGCTCTTTGGGGTCAGCAGAATGATGAGCCAGTTATTATCGTAAAAGATATTACTATAAATGTAAGTGATATACAGGTTATCGGAAGTTATAAGGATACATTAAAGTTTACTTTCAATGGAGTTACATATATCAAGTTTAAAGCAAAGGCTTTAATTGAAGAGCTGTTCTTACAGAGTGGTAAGATTAATATAACTGTTGCAGGAAAAAGCAATCTTAATTCCTTTGGAGGAAAAACAACTCCACAAATTCTTTTAAGTGAGATTGAAGTAAAGGAGTGCAGTGTATATGATTTCTGATTGGAAAATCAAAGAAATTTATGTTGAAAATATCAATGGAGAAAAAATAAAATTTGAACCAGTTACTCTCGAGCCGCCAGGACCTGTTTTTATGGGAATTGATGCGGCCTCGATGGAGGGCTGGAGTGAATTAGCAGTTTATCTTAGGAGGGAATAATAATGGGAGAATTATGTAAAAGAACTGAAGAGTGGCGTGTTGCTGATGAAATCGAGGCTAAGGCTTTAATTGAGAAGGCTAAGGCTGATGAAGCCATTGAAGGATATGAGCTTAAGTCTTATAAAATGGTTAAGAAGGATAAGAAGTCTAAGGGTGAAATCATAGACTCTTATGTAATTGTTACTTTAATTAAAAGTTGGGTTTAATTTATTGAAGATTAGATTAAAATCGCCCACATATCAATAGAGGTGATGATAAATGGGTTACATTTATTATTGTAAAAATCTTATTAACAATAAAGGATATGTGGGCCAAACAACTCGAACTCTTGAAGAAAGAAAAAGAGAACACTTAAAACATCTTGAGAGTGAAAAAGTGATTTTCCATGCTGCCATAAAAAAGTATGGAAAGGAAAACTTTGAGTGGACTATTTTAGGAGAATATTTAAACGAAGATTTAGATAAATATGAAGAATATTGGATAAAAGAAAAGAATACTCACTATCAAGATGGATACGGCTATAATATGAATTATGGCGGAGCCACTAATTCTGGAAGCGAGAAAAACAGCAAAAGAATAAAATCCATAAACCTAAAGACAAAAGAAGAGAAAATTTATAAAAGCATCAATGAAGCAGCCAGACAATTAAATGCCAATGCTGCGCATATTTCTCGCATCTGTCATGGGGAACCAGGGAATTACTCTTGTAAAGGTTATACCTTTTGTTTTGTAGATGACAATAATAAAGAGATTTCTACCAATTTCACCGGAGATAGCTCATTAAAACGTAAAGGTATTTCTATTATTGCTATTGATAAAAATGGAAAAGAATATGCTTTTTCCTCATTAAGAAAAGCAATGGAAGAATTAAAAATAGACAGACACACAATTGCAAAAAGAATTGCGGACGGGAAAGAGTTTAAAGGATACGTTTTTAGGAGAGGGGATTAAATGAGCTATAAAGATGAATTAAAGATAGCATTTCTTAGTTATATGTCTGGTCACATTGAGTATGATGAATTGGACAAAAGAATTGAGGAAATTTTTTCTAAAGCTGTATATGAAAAATTAAAAGAGAAAGGGGTAGAGTTAGAATGAGGTATTTAAATGAAGGTGGAAGTCCAGTATATATTGTCTATGAGCCAGAAGATTTTGAGGACCCAGTTGTTGGCTATACTGCAATTTAGTATTGGATGAATGATATAGGAGAAGATTTTTTTGATTACTATGGATATCATTTTCATTTTAGTAATTTCATTCGTTTTCTTTCTAAACGTAAAGAAGTAAGCAAAGAAATACTTATAAAAGCAGTTTTTGATGAACTTAAAGGCGAACATCAAGATATTTCTTATGCTATTCAAGAAGCTTTTGAAAATGATGAGATTGCAGACAAACTATCCGTATTAATTACTGACAAAATCTATCAACTGTTTGCGGTATATGTATCTGAAAGGGCTTATACTAAACTATATCAAGTCATCACAAATGGCGGAGCACTTACTGCCCCATTCGTACTCGCAATCAGAGAAGATGACGTTGAGTATTGGAGAAAAGAATATGAATATTTATCAAAAATTAACTTAATGGAGGAATTGGCGAATGAAAGTGATTGTAAGACCAAGGGGATATGGAAAGACTACCCTGCTTGTATAGACAGCAGCGAAGAATAATTTACCAATACTTTGTGCCCGCAAATGTAATGCCAGAATTTATGAGACAAGAGCAAAAGAGCTGGGACTCCCAATACCTCAAATCTTTACTGTAAATGATATGTTACAAGGAAGAACAAGAGGTTTATGCTATAAAGAGATTTTGGTCGATGAAGCTGATGACGTATTAACTGAGTTTATAGGGGAAACAAGTTATTGTACTCCTTTAATAGCAACAATGACAATCGAGGAGGGGAAAATAAAATGAAAATCCATAGAGATGAAAAGGACAACTACAAGAAGAAGATTGACCGTTTCAAGGACGAGATGTCTCGCCGCAATAAGGAAATTCAGAAAGAGCGCGAGCGCAAGAAGAACAACAAGTGAACGAAAGTCAAGACCTTTGTCTTGACTTTTTTAATTATTTGTGTTATAATATATATATAGAAAAAGGAAAATATTATAAATAATATGTCTTTATATCACTTATTAATAGAGTCGAAAGGAGGTTGATATAATGACTTATTGTGAAATTAATAATTATTATAAACAAATTTATAACAAAGATTTTCCTCGCGCCACATTAACAAAGTGGATAAAAGAAGGAAAAATAAAAGCAATAAAAGAATCTAATGGAAGATATAATTATGACTTTGAAAGCTTTAAAAGCATGGTCAATGATGAAGATTATAGCAAAAAAGTTAGAGCTAAAAAAGAAAACCCCGTTGATTATATAAATACAATTAGAAATGATTTATTAATTACAGGAATTGTGCCACCAGAAGAGAAAAAAGAAGATTATAAAGGCACACTGATGTATTGTAAGTGTTTAAGATGTGGGCGAGAAAATGTCCAAGTTCGTTTTTCTTATTTGACGCCAAATGGCAATTATCAACAAGAAACTTGCGGTTGCGGAAGAAAAGAAAGAGCTTTTTTAGCAAGTTCTCGACCAGATTTAACATCAAAACATCTTAAAGATTTTCGTCAAGATTTTGAAAAATTCCTCCTTGTACATAAAATTTTAAGTAAAAATACTGAAGGATATTATACAACTTGTCCAATTGAAGAATATATTAATGCATTAAAATATTTTTATTTTAATGAACAATTTAATCTTATTTATAGTTTTTGGAAGGAGAATGAAAAATTGAATACATATTATGATTGGGCTAAACCAAGTTTGGACCATATTATTCCAAAATCGAGGGGCGGTACACATAAGATTGAAAATTTGCAAGTTTTAACTGTTTTTGAAAACCTTGCAAAAAGAGATATGACACAAGAAGAATGGGAGTCTTTTAAAAAAGAAACTCATACTACTTCTGATTATTTTATAGAGAATATCAATAAAAGGAGGGAAGGATAATGAGCTTAAATAATATTGCAAGAATGGATGTCCATTCACATAGTGAGTTCTCAAATATCCGCTTACTTTGACTCAATCAATAAGATACCAGATATGATTAAGACAGCACATCGTCTTGGAATGAAGGGTATTGCATTGACTGACCACGAATGTGTCAGCGGTCATTTAAAATGGTTACAGACAGAAAAGAAGTTAAAAGAAAAAGGTGAAATACCTGAAGATTTCAAGTGTGCGTGTGGTAATGAGATTTATCTTGTAAAGTTCCGTGATGATATCGAAAGATATTGGCACTATATATTGATAGCCAAGAACGCAGAAGGTCATAAAGCGATAAGAGAGTTAAGTTCAACTGCTTGGTATTACAGTTTTACCTCTCGCGGCATGACAAGAGTTCCAACTCAAATGAATGAATTGGAAGCGATTGTAAAGAAATATCCAAACTCTTTGATTGCAACAACAGCTTGTATTGGTGGACAACTTGGCGGAAGAGTTCTTCAACTCATAAAAGCTGAAACAGCAAATGACGAGAATGAAATATTCCGTTGTAAACAGGACATTGATGATTTCATTCGTTGGAATATTGATTTATTCGGTGATGATTTCTACATTGAAGTTGCCGCAGGCCAGTCAAAAGACCAAGTAAAATTTAATAAAAGAGTTGGTGCGATTGCGAGAGCCTATGGTGTTAAAATGGTAATCGGCTCAGACGCACACTATCTTACAGCGAATGAGCGTCCACTTCATAAAGCTTATCTTAATTCTAAGGAAGGCGACCGAGAAGTAGATGAGTTCTACTTTGATGCTCATATGATGGACAACGATGAGGCATTTGGAAACTTACAGGTGGCTTTTACTGAGGAAGAGTTTATGGATATGTGCCGCGCCTCTATGGAAATTTATGATAAGATTGAAAATTTCAGTCTTGAGCATACCTCAATTATTCCAGAAGTAGAGGTAAAGGATTATCCTGCTATATATGATTATGGCATTGATTTCATGCAAAATTGTCCAACTCTTACTGCACTAATGAGTAGTCTTGATAAGCAAGAAAGATACTGGGTAAATGAATGTATGAACGCTTTAAAGGAAAAGGATTTATATAATACAGAATATCTTGATAGACTTGAAATTGAAGCAAGAGTTATTAAAACAATCGGAGAAAAACTTGATGATTGTCTGTTTAAATACTTCAACACTTTCCAACACTTCATTAACTTATTCTGGGAATGTGGTTCAATCGTAGGTCCTGGACGTGGTTCAGCGGTATGTTTCTTATCAAACTATTTGCTTGGTATAACTCAGCTTGACCCATTAAAATGGGGACTTAAGTATTGGAGATTAACTTAATTTAAAGGTCTCCCTATATAGCGATATATAGAAAATAACTCCGTGAACGTTTAGCAAACGGTGTCGACTTTACTATTGGAACCGTAGGAAATGACGGCTAAAAAGTCGGCTAACAGGGAAGAGTCTTTATTCGTTAAAGAGGACCCTGTGCCAAGCTACTTAAACATTGGAGAGCCAATATTTAAGATGAAGGTGAAACGACTATCGAAAAGCATATTTAAATATGAACTGAGTAGAGTAGGGTGGAGATGCTACCATCCGAAGCGCGGAGGCTCTCATAATATATCATATTAAAGAGGTGATAATTATGGGATATATTTATAAAATAGAAAATAATATTAACCATAAAGTTTATATTGGACAAACAATTAAATTTTATGAAGAACGTTTTAAATAGCATAAAGTAAATTATACGAAAGAATATTTTTCATAGTTGGCATTATATAAGGCATTTAATAAATATGGAATTGAAAATTTTACTTTCTTACCCATTGAAGAAGTTGCAAATGAACTTTTAGATGAGAGAGAAAAATATTGGATTTCATTTTATGATAGCTATTATAATGGTTATAATTCTACTTTAGGAGGAAGATTCGTAGAATTATATGAGTGGGACGTTGATAAAATTATTGAAAGATATATGGTTTTAAAATCAGCTCGCAAGGTTGCAGAAGAAATCGGATGCGACCATTCAACTATTGATAGAATTTTAAATGAAAACAAAATTAAACGCTTTACTTTAAAAGAACAAAGAGTTTATAACAATGTTGTTATTGAAAATGAAAAAGAAAGATATTCTTTCAAAGATAATCGAGAATGTGCAATTTTTCTTATTGAAAAAGGTTATAGTAAATCAAAAAATATTGATTATATATCTCATGTAATAAGAAAATCTATTAAACAAAATAAATATTATTTAGGTTTTAGAATATATTGTGAGAGCAAGATATAGTCTACACCCCTGGTGACAGGGGGTTAATGTGTTTTAAATGAAGAACGTGTAGAACTGCCTAAACTTTTAATATTGGGCAGTATAAAATGGGTGAACGCATTCAGCGGTGTCTTCTTAATTGAAGGCTAACGGTAGAAGTGGAATAAGGCAATGCGCGAAGCAGCTTCGTAAGAGAGACTACGGTCCTGAAAAGGATAGCAGTT